CCGTGGTCATTAACTTTCCACGCCCAACATCGGCCAACCGCATGTTCTCGCGGCAAATGACCCGTCGTGGCCATCGCGACCTGACACCGGAATACAAAGCGTGGCGAGACGAAGCCGGGTGGCTCGTCAAGATGCAGATCGTGGGACTTGTGACGATTACCTCACGCTTCAACATCGTCATCGAGGTGCCGCGAACGTCGAGAACCGATATTGATAACAATGTGAAACCAATCCTCGACCTCGCACAGAACATGGGGATCATCTCAAACGACAAAAACTGCGCCGGGATCACGATCACGCCAGCCGATCGAACCGACTGCATGGCGGCTTTCTGGCCGCTCGCCGAAGCGGGCGTGGTGACGGCACGCATGAGGTCAGTGCGGCCGGCGATGCGGCGGACGGCCCCAAAGCGGCGGGCGCTGACGTGGCTGGCCCCTGGGAAGCTACCGGCGTGAATGCGCGGGATCACCTGTGGTTGGTCTGGCCCGCGTTGGTCGCCCTGTCGTGGCTGGTGGCCTGGGTGATCACCCGATGGGTCGATCGATGATGTGCTACGCGTCTCGCACCGGCACACGCCGCAATCTGACCGCCTTACGGGAAGCCGGGTGGGGCCTGCTGGTTTCGCGTGCCGGCGTCTGGCGCACCGAGGGGTTCGACGATTACGTGCTCGACAACGGCGCGTGGTCGGACTTCCAGGCGGGGCGATCTTTTGACGGAGATGCGTTTGAACGCCTGATCGAGCAACTCGGCGCGCGAGCTCGCTGGATCGTGCTGCCGGATATCGTGGCCGGCGGTCTGGCATCGCTGGCATTGTCGGTTCGCTGGCTTAATCGCTGCCTGTCCGTTTGTCCCTTGGTGCTGATCGCGGTGCAGGACGGCATGGTCGAGACCGACCTCGCACCGCTGGTCGGCCCCTCGGTCGGTGTTTTCCTGGGCGGCTCGACGGAATGGAAGTTGGCCACGATGGCGGCCTGGGGCCGGTTCTGCGCCGCTCACGCCGTCCACTACCATGTCGCCAGGGTGAACACCGGACGCCGCATGGCGATGGCCGTGGCGGCCGGGGCGGACAGCGTCGATGGCACCAGCGCCACGCGTTACGCCGTGACGATCAGGAAGCTGGATAACACATCGCGACAGTTGGATCTCTGGACACCGGAGCGCGGCTCATGAACGCGCGGGAGAGGGTGTGGGGCTGGATCGAGGCCAATCGCCAGGGCCACGTTCTGCATGCCTCGCCGCGCCAGATCGCGGCCGCTACGGGCGTCGGGCTGGAGTGGGTCAAGACGATCATCGAGCAGTGGTGCGACGAGGGGTGCCTGACGCGCGTTGAGTTCAAACGATATCGGATCGTCGAGACGCCGAAACTGGACGGTTTCACGCGAAACGCGGAATGGTCGCGGGAGGCGCGTGGGAAGCTGGCGGAGTTGTCGGCGCGCGGGCTGTCGCTCTCGGAGATGGCACGCGAGATGCGCACGACGGTCAACGCCATCGCCGGGCAACGCAGCCGCATGGGCCTGCCGAAACGGCCGTCACCGATACGGCGTGGGGCGTGGCTCAGGCTGCCCGAGATTGACCCATGAGGTTCTGGCGCCCCGACTTTGCCCGCCGAACCGCCACCTCTCGCGCCAACAGATGCGTGATCAGAGAGGTCAGCGTCCGGCTCTCTTCCTTGGCCAGACGCTCCGATTCGATCCGCAAATCCTCGGGTAACCGCAAGGAAAACGTTTTTTTCGCACTCATAATGGCTTCTCACGCATTGCTATTGCATTGCGTTGGGTGTATAGTGCCTGACGTAATTTGTCAAGGAGAACCGCCATGAACGCCATCACGAAACCCCGGTCGAAGCTGCTCGCCGTCGAGCCGGAGGCCGTCGAGCCCGGACACCCCACGGTCCTGGTCTACGGTCCTCCTGGGGTCGGCAAGACCTGGGTCAGCCTGGATTTCCCCGCCGTTTATTACATCGACACCGAGGGCGGCGCTGATCTCGACCACTACCGCGCCAAGTTGCGCGCGTCCGGTGGCGCCTATCTCGGCCCCGATCAGGGTAGCCTGGATTTCGACGTGGTCATCAATCAGATCCAGGCACTGGCCACGGAGCAGCACAATTATCGCACCGTCGTCATCGACTCGATATCGAAACTTTGGAACGTGGCGCTGTCGGACGAGCAGGAGCGGCTCGGCGCCAAGGACGCGTTCGGCGCGTTCAAGAAACTGCCCACGCGGCAATTCCAGTCGCTGATCAAATGGATCAACCGCCTGGACATGAACGCGGTCTTTATCGCGCATCAGAAAGACCTCTGGGGCCTGAACGACCAGAAGCAGCGCGAAATGATCGGCTACTGCGCCGACGCGCAAGATAAGCTTGAGTACGACCTGCATCTGTCGCTTCGCATCGCGAAGCTTGGTACCAGCCGCTATGCCTATATCGGCAAGTCGCGCCTGCCGACGTTCCCCGAGGGCGACATGTTCCCGTGGTCATACGAGAACTTCGCCGAACGCTATGGCCGCATCGTCATCGAGCAAGAGGCGAAACCAATCGTGCTCGCCGATGAAGGCCAGATATCCGAACTGAGCCGGCTGCTGTCGATCGTGAAAATGCCCGACGACTGGGCCGAGAAAGTCTTCAAGAAAGCCGGCGTCGAGGCCTGGACCGAAATGGACGCGGACAAGGCAGCCAAGGTCATCGAAAATCTCAGGTCGCGTCTGTCCGCCTGAAAAGGAAGGAAACCATCATGCACGTTAAACCCGTCACACCCGAACAAGCGGCGGCGGCCGCGACTTCATTCGAACCGTTGCCCCCTGGGGATTACGATTTCTCGATCTATCAGGCGGAGGACACACGCTCCGCCAAAGGCGACGATATGCTGAAGCTGACGCTGCACATCCTGCTTGGCGACGGCAGGCATCGCACCGTCTTCGATTATGTTCTCGGCACTGACAACTGGGCCTGGAAGGCCCGCCATCTGGCCGAGGCCATCGATATGGTCTCGCAATACGAGAACGGTGAGCTCGATCCAGACTTCCTGGAGAGCCGTGTTGGGCGCCTGCGGCTGAAGATCAAGCCGGCCAACGGGCAATACGGCGCTGGCAACCAGGTAGTGGACTACCTGCCGCGCGAGGCCACGGAAGCGGCGCGATCCACGGCGGGACAACGCACACCGGCGATCAATCGCGCGCCGGTACCGTCACGGGAAAAGGTTCTGGCTGGTGATATTGATGATGACATACCATTTTGATACGGTATAGCAATGGATGAGTTTTGCTCCCTCGACGATTTTTGGCACGTCAGCCAGATCGTCGAGGAAGGACTTGGTTCCCCTTATCTGACCGCGTGGGAAAGGGGGTTCCTGGATGATATTCAGGAACGCATCGACCAGCATGGCGAGAACGTCCGCCTGTCCATTGCTCAGATCGAGACACTGGATGCCATCGAAGAGAAGTTGGAGGTTGAGCAAGAAGCGCCGGAGACACCTCCTCCGGCGGAGACCAGCCCCCTCGGCATCACGCTGAACGAGGATCAGGCCCGCGCGCTGGCGGAGATTGAAGCGTCGATCATCATGCGCCGGCCACATCTGCTGACCGGCCATGCTGGCTCCGGCAAGACCACGCTGATCCAGGTGTTGGCCACGCGCTGGGGGACCAAAAAGGTCGTGCTCTGCGGTCCCACGCACAAGGCGTGCGAGGTGTTGAGCCGCAAACTGCGCGCCGCCGGTATCAAAATCCCGGTCTGCACCATTCATTCCCTGTTGAGCCTGCGGCCAAAAGCCGAAGGTGCCCGACAGGTCTTCATCCGCCGCCCCAAAGCACCGCCGGTCGTGGCCGACCTCGTCATCATCGATGAGGCGTCCATGCTCGACGCCTCCATGATGCGCCACATCGAGCTTTGGCTGGCCGAGATCGCCGTGGTGTTCGTGGGCGATCCGGCGCAACTCCCGCCCGTGGGCGAGGCCGGCAGCCGCTGCTTCGCCACGGTCCCCGAAAGCCATCTGCGCGGCATCGTGCGGCAGGCGGAAGGCAATCCCATCATCGCCGCCTCGGCCGTCGTGCGCGCCTCCCAGGCGGCCGTCGTGCCCGATTGGTCGTGGGCCACTCCCCTTCGGATTGGCGATACCGGGATTTTCAATCCAGGCCATGAGGTCAACGCATGGCTGAAGCACGCCTTCACATCGGCCGCCTTCGTCAGTGATCCCGACACGTTCCGCTATTTGGTCTGGCGCAACGATCGGGTGGACTGGTTCAACGCCCGCGTGCGCCGCTGGCTGGGCCACGATCCGGCGGTGCCATTCGTTTCCGGCGAACGCGCGCTGATCCGCACTCCGCTCGTCGTCAACAAGGAAATCGTGCTGTCGACCAACGAAGAAGTGACGGTGGTGTCGATCGCCGCCGGCCAACACCTGGAAATTCCAACCTGGGAGGTCCGTGTGGTCTCGGCGGGGGGTAATGTCGTGGATATCCACATTGTCCGCGACTGGATGGAGCACAAAGCGCGGCTGGACACGCTGGCGCGCGCGGCCATCGGCGATACCGCCTCGTGGGAGGACTTCCACGCCTTCAAGGCCGAGTTCGTCGACGCGCGGCCACTTTACGCGCTGACCACGCATAACGCGCAGGGCTCGACGTTCCGCCATGTGTTCATCGACGTGCCGGAGTTCCGCGACTGGGTCAAACGCGCGCCGGACGAAGGCAAGAAGGGACTGTATGTCGCCATAACCCGTGCCTCGCACACCGTGACCTTGGTCGGTTCCTGATCGGTGGCATCCATCCCTTCAGACATCGAACGCGCCGCTCTGGTGGGCTTCAAGGTGTTTCCAACGTCCCGTTCCAGTCGTGCCGCCGCTTATCCCGGCGCGCATCTGGCGGCGACCGACGACCTGAACCAGATCGCGCGTTGGTGCCGGGAGTATCCGCGTTGCAACTGGCGCCTCATCTTCGGCCCCTCGGGGCTTTGGGGACTCGATGTCGATGCCGCCGGGCCAACCCACGCGGCGGACGGAATCGCGGCGTTGCGAGCGCTGGTCGCCGTCCATGGCGCCTTGCCGCCACGCCCCACCTCGCTTTCCGGCGGCGGTGGTTACGGGCTGATATTTCGCCACAATGGCGAGCGGATCATCGGCAGGACCGGCTACCCGGCGCCAGGGATCGATCCACGCCGGGGTATGCTGTCCCTCACAATCCCGCCCTCCATCCATATCGTGACCCGCCAGCCCTACCGATGGGCGCGCGGTTGGGCGCCGTGGGATGTGGCGCCCCCCATCGCGCCGGGCTGGCTGGTCAGGCTGGTCGAGATGCCGCCCGAACCAAAGCGGGTGGCAGTGGTGATCGATACCTCGGACCAGGCGCGCCGCCGGCTGTATCGCGCGGCCCTGGCGGTGATCGACGCGCCGCCGGGGTCGCGTAACGAAACCCTGAACCGACGGGCCTACCAGATCGGCCGGATGATCGGCGCCGGGTTGCTCGGCGAGATGGAGGCGGTCGAGGCCCTCTACGGCGCCGCGCGACAGGCCGGGCTGGACCACGTGGAGACACGCGACACCATCCGCTCCGGGATCAGCTCGGGCCGGCGCAATCCCATGGGGGCCGGCGATGGAAGATGACGAGCCGCCACCCACGGATGCGGTGGATAACGTGGTCCCGATCACCGCCGCCCCAAAACCGTCCTGGGTCGGTCGCCTGCACCACACCAGGGAAGGCGAGGTCCACCCGACCTTGGCCAACGCGCTGATCATCATGGCGCACGATCCAAGGTTCCGAGGCACGCTCGGCCATAACCTGTTCACCGACCGACGCATGCTCATGCGCGAGGCGCCGCCATCGGAGGACAGCGGGTTCCTGATGCCAGGACCCTATCCACGCTTCTGGCAGGATGAGGACATCTCGCTGGTGCAGGCTTACATGCAACGCGTCTGGGCACCCCGGTTCCAGCGTAACACGATCTCCGACGCGATGGCCGTCACCGCCATGTCGCACCCATTCCATCCCGTGCGCGACTGGCTCGATACACTGAAATGGGACGGAACCAAACGGCTGGACAACTGGCTGACGAACGCCTTCGACGCCCGCAACGACGAGATCCAGGGCACCGACGCATGGCGACAACGCCACGGCTATTTCCAGGCCATCGGTGCCAAATTCCTGATCGCCGCCGTGCGCCGGGTGCGTTGCCCTGGTTGTAAATTCGATTCCATGCTGATCCTGGAAGGGCCGCAACGCATCGGCAAAAGCACCGCGCTCCTGACCTTGTTCAGCCGTGAATGGTTTTCCGACGCGGTGCCCCTGGATCTCGCCAACCGGGATGCCGCCATCGCCCTGCATGGCCTGTGGTGCCTGGAATTCGCTGAGATCGAGCACCTGGTCAGAACCGAGGTGGAGACAATCAAGGCGTTCCTGTCCCGTTCGGTCGATCATTACCGGCCAGTGCATGGGCGCGACTTCGTCGACCGGCCACGCCAGGGCGTATTGGCGGGGACCACGAACAGTGACGACTATCTACGGGATCAGACTGGCAACAGCCGCATGTGGCCGGTGCCGTGCCAGTCCGTGGATCTCCACTGGCTGGTCGTCAACCGCGATCAATTATGGGCCGAAGCCGCCGCGCGCGAAGACAGCGGGGAAAACCTCTGGCTGGATGACCAGGATTTACAGAACGCGGCCAGTGAAACCACGGAATCCCGCATGTCGGAAGAAGTCTGGCAGCCAGCGGTCGTCCGTTGGCTCACCGACCCCGCGACCAATCTGGTCGAGCCAGTAACCTCCTCCCGAGTGCTCGAGGAAGCCATCGGGATGCCAAAGGAACGGATGACCAAGGCAGCCTCCATGCGGGCAGGCGCCGTCCTTCGCTCCCTCGGGTGGGAACGGCACTGGGAATCAACACCCGAAACCAGTGGAAAAAAAGGCCACTCCACCAGGGTCTGGCGACCGCCCAAAGAAGGCACGTGATGAGGCACGTGATGAGGCACGTAATTGAGGTGGTGGGAAAATGTCTCGGATATCTCGTGCCCAGAGAAAGGTGGTGGAATCACCGAAAAAGACCGCCAATTCCACCACCTGTATATATATATAGATAGGTGGTGGTATAGGTGGTGGAATAAAAAACGTATGCATATCAATCATAACACCACCTCCACCACCTCCACCACCTGTTACGCATTGCTTACGTGGGTGTGCCTGCAAGAACCCTATAGAAAAGACTTCAGAAATGGCTGTGGAGGTGGTGGGGTGGATGGTTTTCGACACAAAAAAAACCGCCGCCAAGGGGGAAGGCGGCGGCGGTCGGAGTGGATCGTGGTGACAGTCGCGAGGCGGCCCCGCGACGGACGGAGATTAACCCAGAACGAAGTTCAGGCCCATGGCTGACAGGTGCTCAAGCGCCACGGCGGCGGACGCGCGTTGCTCGGCGGTGGGCGGTTCGGGTAGCAGGACGTCAACCCACCGGCCCTCGCTCGCGCCGGTCAGGTCCAACGGCCTGAACCCGGTCACCTTGCCCGTCGCGTCCCGCATGATCTCCCGCTCCTCATGCGCCGTTCGCCGTTCGTCGCCGTCACGATAGACAACCTGCGCCATGACGATCTCGACACGATCCTCGGCCTCACGGATCGGGACCGCGTCTATCCGCGCATCATGTTCGGCCTCGGTCTCGCCAAACCGCCTCGGCACGTCGCGCATCCATGCCTCGGTGATGAAAGCGAAGCCCTCAGCGTCATGGGCGGCGCAATACGCGCGCAGGTAAAGCGCCACCGTTTCCTTCCCCAGGCCAGGCGGCGGCGTGCAGACGACGCGCCGATCGCCAGGGAGGTGGATCACCAGGATGGTCGCGCATGATCCCTGTTCGAGGATCATGCGCCTGGCGAACTCAATGTCGAAGCGCACCTGCCTGGCCCACCGCTCGGGTCCGCGTGCCCGCTTTGGTTTCGCGCTCATGACTCGCGATCCCTCAGTGACGGGGCGGGATGCGCGTGGCGGAATGCCGCGAGACCCTCGAGCCACGCCAACAGCGCCGGAGGGACAGGCGAGCGACCCAGGCCCCAGTTCCGCGTGGTCGACGGGCTGGTCCGTAGTTCGACGGCCAGGGTACCATACGTCCACCGCAACGCCCTCAGGGCCGCCTGGAGACGCTCAGGGGGCGCCGGGAGGGCAGAGGGCTCTGGAGGGGCCTGCTCCCGCTCCAGGGCCTGATGCGCGGGGATCAGGGGGCGGAGAGGGCTGCCGCTCACGGGGCCTCACCAGCGGACTCGAACGATTGGACCCAGAGAGCATCAATCTCCGACGGTCCGCGATAGTGCCCGATCGGTCGGTCATCCTCCGGCACCCCGGACAACACCAGATCCAGAAACCGGCTTTCGTGCTCCGATCGCCGCCGCGCCTGACGGGCGCGGAAGGTGGAAACTTCCCAGAAGGGCCGATCGTCGATCGTGAACGATGATGCCTTGGTTCGGTGCCACGCGGCGATGCGTGCCTCGAACTCAGCGGCGTGCTTCTTGTTCACGCGGTCCCGCTCCGCGATGAGCGAGACGACCTTGGCGGCCCGCCTGTCCATCGACGTCGCCAACGCATCCTCGCGTTGCTCGCGGGCGATCGACCGGCGCGCCTCGTTGATCAACTGCGCGGCGCACTGACGCCACCACGGCAGGACCAACTGACGCAGTAACAACTTCGTGTCAGCTTTGTTCAGTTTCTTGGTCATATCGGTATCTCCTGTTGGTGTGGTGGCGTGGTGTCAGGCGGCGGGTCCAGGTGGTGGCGGATTGGCGTTGACGAAGGCCGCGAGCAGCTCGAGCCACTCGAGCAAGGCGGGCGGCGGATCGTTCTGGCCACTCAACCAACGCCGGATCGTTCGTTCATTGATGGCCAGCATCTCGGACAATTCTCGCGGACCCCAGCGCAGGCCCCGCAAGGCGAGGGAGAAGCGCGCCGCGCTCGACAGGTGGCTGCTCATATCGCCACCCCGTTCCGCCTGAAGGTCACGCCAGCGCGGCGCTTGGCGCCACGGCCTTGCGTGCTGTGGTCGGGGATCATGATGCTGTTGCGGCCCTTGCCGGACGTGCCGGAGCAGAGAAGGCAATGGTCACACGTCGTCACCTTGCCACCTTCGGCACTGGCGGGGCACAGCGACTCGCCAGACTGCTTCGCCCAGTCAACCGCCGGTGCGACACGGAAGGTGCGCCAACCAGCAGCTTGCGCTTCGTTCGCCTCTTCAATGCTGTCGGCGCTCGCCATGACGTAAGCCTGTAGCCATGCGGCATGCGGCGCGCGCCACTGGTGCGTGTAACCGGTGCGGCCCTTGGAGCGGGACAGCATGGCATCCCAGATGTGGCTCGGAACGGCGGCCGGGTCACCGTAGGTGCCCATGCGAATGAGGCGGCCAGCGAAGGTGGCTGACAGATCGGCCTCGGCGCATACATCGTAAACGCCACGGGCATAGGCGGAGTAAACCACCGAAACACCCTGACCCAGATTGACGTAACAAGTGCGCGAACCGGCGACGCGGCCGTTGTCGGCATAGGTTCCCTGGTGCTTGCAGTCGCCACAGATGGTTGACGCCGCGCCGGAACGGGCCGCGAGCACAGGATGGAGGTCGTCATTCAGGACGTAGGTCTGAATCAGATCCGCGCCGGTTTTTTCGTTTGATGAGCCATTGAAACCGGTCGCTATCATTACGATGGGCTTCCCGTTCAACATTGATGGGCCGCGATAAATAATCATGAGGGTCATTCCCTGCGTCGTGACCGGGACCAATTCCCGTGTCGGTGACATGGATATACGAAATGGCGTGAAGTTCGTCAATGATTTTCTTTCATGAATGTTTTCGATGAAACGGGCGATTTTGATCGAGGGATTGACAAATGGCGTCAGGTCAGTGTCATTGACCCATAAATCATGGCGTGGGATTCAGTCTCAGGATGAGTGCCAGCACGCAAGAACAGCCCAGAAAGGCTTTCGGGGTTCGCGGAGGCCTGTCCAGCGGATCATGGAAGCCGGGTCAGTCGGGCAATCCGAACGGCCGCGCCAAGCCGCTCGTGGACGTTGCCGCCCTCGCGCGTAAGCATGGGCCGAAAGCCATCGAGATAGTCGCCGGCATCATGATGCGGGACAAGGACAGCAAGGTCAGGCTGGCGGCCGCTGTCGCGTTGTTGGATCGTGGGTTCGGCCGGCCCAAGCAGGAAATTGAGACGACGGGCAATCAGACGATTGAGCTGCACTTAGTGGCCGCGCGCGTGATCTCACAGGAGCTGCTGGCCTCGGCCGATGCGCCGCCTGTCATCGAGCATGCGGCGGTGACGAGCGATACCGATGCGCCGACGGAATGAGTATGTCGTGCCATTTCGCGAGCCATGCGCGAACGAATCGGGAACAACTAACGCTCATACAAACCTCGGATGCATCCGTAAACGACCGATTGATCAGGTGGCCGCATGACTTATGCTACGGACACAGGGGTTATCCGCAGAAGCGTGACGATAGCGGTATGACAAAGCGTCGTTGTCTGGCGTGTTGGTCATGGTTCAGCGCCAGTGGCCCGGACGTCACCGTGTGTCCCGCCTGCCGAGCACACGCAAGACATACACACGTAAGACATACATACGTGCACATGTCAGCGCCGGCCGCATGCCCCCCCACCAAGGCCGTCTGGTGATGGCACTGGCCCCCCTCCCAAATTCCCCACCAAAATCCCACAACATCGTTACGCAATGTCAACGTCATGAGTGACATGTATCCACGGCGTTGTGATTACCATTTGGGTGATGATTGGTGGCCAGGGCGGGAGACTGTTGAGGTTATCGTTCCGGAGGAAGAGCGTGCGATTGATACCGGGCTGCTTGATCAGTTTGGTGTTCCCATCAGGCGTTACCCGGTGCGTCGTCCGTTGGGTTTCTGTCGGTGAACGAGAGCACGCGGCAGTTACTGGCTGGCATACCCGAGAAGTTGATCAAGGCTTTGCCGGCTGGTTTCACGGTGCTCATACTTCTCAACCTGATGTTCATGGGGGCGTTGACGTATGCCGTCAGCCACAACACCGAGGCGCGCAACCAACTCCTGAAGACGATCGTTGAGCGTTGCCTGGACAAGCCGGGATGATCGACACCGAAGCACCTCCGATCAACTGGGCCGAGGCGATAGCGGCGTCTGGAAACCCGTTTCTGACGGCGATTGGCAGATATGCGCGGGCGCCGACGGCGTTTGTGCGGGAGGTTCTACAGGTTGAGCCTGACCCGTGGCAGCGGGAGGCATTAAGGGCTGTCGCGCGTGGCCACACGCGGATCGCGATCAGGAGCGCGCATGGTTGTGGCAAGACGGCGCTGGCAGCCTGGTTGATGGTTTGGTTCTGCAACACGCGTGTGCCGTTCAAGGTAGTTTGCACGGCGCCGAGCGCGCCGCAGTTGTATGACAGTTTGTGGAGTGAGACGACGAAGTGGTTCAGTGCGTTGCCCGAGGGGTGGCGTCAGTTATGGGATTTGCAATCGGATCATATCAGGTTGAAGTCGAACGCTGACTGTTTCATCAGCGCGCGGACCAGCAGGCGGGATCAGCCGGAGGCGCTTCAGGGCGTTCATAGTGACCATGTGTTGTTGGTTTGTGATGAGGCGTCGGGCATTGAGGAGAATGTTTACGAGGCCGCTGTTGGCAGCATGAGCGGGCCTGGGGCGATCACGGTTTTGATTGGCAATCCGACGCGCGCCACGGGCCATTTCTGGCGTGTGATGACGATGGAGACGGATCGTTGGTTCTGTCTCAAGGTGAGTGGGCTTGATAGTCCGAGGGTTGATCCCCGGTTCATCGAGGAGATCGCGCAGCGCTATGGTCGGGACAGCAACGCGTTCCGCATCAGGTGTCTGGGTGAGTGGCCCACGGCAGAGGATAACACGCTCATACCGGTGGATTTGATTGATGGGGCGATGGTGCGTGACGTGCCGATTGATCTCACCGCGACGTCCGTGTGGGGCGTCGATGTGGCTCGTTTTGGTTCGGACGCCAGCACGTTGATCAAGCGGCGTGGGTTGGTTGTCGAGGACATGCCGCGTTCATGGCATCAGTTTGACACGATGCAGTTGGCTGGCGCCATCAAGGCTGAGTATGACGCGGCGTTGAACAGCAAGCCGTCGTTGATCGTGATTGACGTGATTGGCATTGGTGCCGGGGTCGTGGACCGGTTGCACGAGCAGAATTTGCCCATTCTTGGCCTTAACGTGGCCGAGGTCGCCAGTGTCACCGGGCGGTATGCGCGGCTTAAGGATGAGTTGTGGATACGGATGAAGGAGTGGTTGGCGGGACGTAATGTCCGGCTGCCCCGGCACGACCGGTTGCGCGACGATCTCGCGGCGCCGCGTTATGCCTTTCTGAGTGATGGTCGGTTGCAGGTCGAGAGCAAGCAGATGATGCGGGCGCGTGGTCTGCCCAGCACGGATTATGCCGACGCGTTGTGTCTGACGTTCTGTCAGCAGGGCCTGGGGATTGGCAGTGGCATGACCAGTGGGTTGCATGACAGCCGCCCCTTTGGGATGGCCTTCCAACCGGGGGAGTTCGTGTAGCCATGAGCGTGACCGAGACTGATCTGGAGGCGGAATACAGGGAGGCGCTGGCGGCGTTTCATGCGGCGGTCGCGCGTTTGCAGCGGGCGCGAGGCCGGTTGATCGCCTCGAGGGCAACCCCATGAGCGGCCTCCTCCCCCCGCCTCCCGGCGCCCCCCCTCCCCTTCCGCCCATCCCCAACCTCGTGCCCAGGGGCATGCGGCCAATTGGGATCAATGCCACGAGCGAGCAGATGCTGGCGTTTCTGCTGCCGCCAAAGAACAATGATGATCCGCCGCCCGACAGTGACCAGTCCCTCCCGCCCACGCTCAGGCGGTATGCGGCGGGATTAAGACCATCCCCGAGGCCGGCGGGCGCCGAATGGCAACAGGAGATATTGTATCAACGCGTTGGCAAGACCGATGCCGAGATCGCCGAGAACGCCCGGTTCTGGTTCTCGGCCTGCCGGAATTACGATGATCAGTTGAGCCGGCAGCGGATAACGGCATCGGAATATTACGCCGGAGAGCCCAACGCGCCACGGCTGGAGGGTCGCAGCAACATCACCTTGACGGTGGTCAGGGACACCATCAGGCAGACCCTCCCGAGCCTCCTCCGTCTCTTCACCGGCGTCGAAGATCCCGTCTCTTTCAGCCCCATTTCGTCGGAGGAGACGGATGGCACGGTGGCCCAACTGGCGCGGCAGGCGACGGACTATGCCAGATGGGCCTTGTTCTCGGCCAATCCCGGCTGGACCATTCTGCATGATGCGTTGCTTGACGCGCTGACCCGCAAGGCTGGGTGGGTCAGATGGCACTGGGGTGCGAGACAGGCCAGCAGGACCGAGGTCTGTGAAGGTCTCCTCCTCCCGCAACTCCAGATGCTCCTCGCCGAACCTGGGATCGAGGCGAGCCGGATCATCCGCCGCCCGATGTTGCCCCAGGAGCAGCAGGCGCTCGCCAAAACCCCCGAGGGGCAGATGTATCTGAGCCAGGGCGCCGCCGCTGAGTTGT